TACGGCTGGGATATGATGAATATCTCTGGTCCCGGGTGGGGCAACGATTGGATATTCGATAGTACGATGGCGTATTTCGAAAAGATTTCGGACCCAGAGAATCATTTTGCTTTGATTGGCTGGACATGTCCGGGAAGGTATACCCTGTATTGTCACGTCGAGGACAAGGTAGTACACGTGTGCCCAGGACAGGATGCAAGTTGCTTTGCAGAGCCATCACTCTTCAGACGCGTTGATCAACACTATAAAACAGCAATGCTCGACAAACATACGTGGCGCCATGAGCATTACATGATTATAGCAATGCAGGATTTCCTCAAAAAAATTGGTGTCAATTATCTGTTTTTTGATGCAGTTACAGCCAACCATGCTCTCGGTCTTAGAGAATTTAACTTAGAAAATATAGACAAAGAGAGATACTTTCGTCTGAATGACGAGCAGAATAGCTACTGGAATTACTACCTACAAAATATTTGGGATGGAAATAATAGGTGGTCTCAACACGCTCCTGAATCTTATCACGATTATTGGGCCGGATTACTTATTGAGTACATTGAGGAAAATAAATTATGGCCGACTTCTACCTAGATAAAAAGCCGGTTTATTTGTCGCTGTATGATAACTTTACCAAAGAAGGTATCGTCCCTAATGGATTTAATATGTCGATCGATGAATATAACAAACACCGATGGCGAATTGCTGGCCCCTCCAACGTAAAATTTACAAGAAATGACTTTCTAGATCACCATGTTCAAGAAGTGCCAATTCACGCAGACTCAATCATAAATTATCCAAAGGTCCTTAAAGAGAACGTGTGGTTCCGCCACTTCAAAAAGAAGGGTAGGATAGTATACACAATTAACCTATCACCATCAGCTGATTCGTTTCCAGAATTGTTTCAATATGGAATGAATCATTTTATGTCTTTTCTTGATCCTAAAATATTAAACTTAATACGTGAAGGAAACGCGAAGTTAATTATATCTTGTTTGAATGAGAAATGTGATGCTCATGAGATATGGCGCATACTTAATAATATAGTGATGCAAGACGGTCTCGGAAAATCATCAGCAGAGCTTTGGACGCCTTGGAGAATGATTGATCCTGATAATAAACTGCCGTTAGCCAGTAGAGATGTTCCAATGTACGAAACCCTTGTGATGAGAGACTTGGGGGAGGTGTTGCATGCGGTACAGCCTTACCGCAAACGAACCAAAAAATTTATTAGTTTGTGCAGAAGATATCAACCGGAAAGAATAGCGGCATTTATGTTTCTGTTAGCTAATGGTTTAGACAAAGAAGGATACGTATCAATGCCTTCCAAGTCTGTAAATGAGCCCTCTAATGATCTATATACAGAAGCCAAGAACGGATCGTTGCACAATACACCTCTAGTAAAGTTTCCGTTCGTTGAAGAGGTGTTACAAAACCACAGCGATAAGATTAGTCAAGATTATGTGCTAGATGGCAACCCAGTAACCGAAGAGAAAAGAGCAATATACAACAAAGACAATTTGGGGTTTGGTTTTAAAGAAGAGCAATCATCATTGGTTGAATATTATGAGGATAGTTATTTAAGTTTAATTCAAGAAGGTGATGCATACGATCAGAGACAAAGCTATATGATTACAGAAAAAACAATCAGAGCTATGATGTGTAATCATATGTTTGTAATGATAGGTCCTCCATTTCTGTTAAAATCATTGCAGTTAAAAGGATACAAAACATTTGGAGATTTGTGGGATGAGAGCTACGATCTTATAAAAAATGATGAAGAGAGGCTAAAAAAATCATTAAATATATTTAAAGAAGTCGTTGAGGGAGATATTGAGACTCTGTATAAAAAAGCCACCCCGATTATCATGCATAACAAAAATCACATTTTTAAAAGAATAGAGGAGTTTAGGGAAACACTATGAAAACACAAGTTGATTTAAATCCATATGGTCTAGGTGACTTTACAGAATATATGGCTGCAGATTACACAAATTCAACAAGTTGCATTAAACACCAAGTCTACGAGCAAAGAGATGTTCATGATCAATATGGTGGCTTTCCAGAAACGTATAAGTTCGAAAACACCATTATCAATCAGGTGTGGTGGGACATAGACACAGAAAACTTCAATAGAATGGGTGAAGCACTTGGTATAGATATTCAATCTGTATCTACTATTATGCAGCCTCCAGGTTGTGTTATTCCTATTCACAAGGATGAATTCTTTATGATGTGGAAAGAAACCCCAGATCGGTGTAGAAATGAAGTAATTGTAAGAGCCAATATGTTTCTAGAAGATTGGAAACTGGGACACTTTCTACAGCATGATGATGATATATGTCAGCCTTGGAAGTCCGGCGAAGGGAATATGTGGACACAAAACCACCTCCACTTGTCTGCCAATGGAGGATTAGAACCCAAATATACAATGCAGATCTCAGGATTCAGTACAATATGGACCAAAAATAACGAAGAAGTTATCGAGTTCCAAAAGACATCTGACCACAATAAATGAGCAATATAGTATTTTGTGGTGATAGTTTTAGTGCTTTAGATACTACAGGCAACGTTGAATGGAATTGGATGAATACCGTTGCACGACAATTGAACATGGATCCAATTATACTTGGAATTGTCGGATGTAGTAATTTTGTAATTAACCTGCAGGTTGAACACGCTCTTAAACACCACGACTTTAATACTATAATTGTTTGCTTAACAGGCACCGATCGAATAGAAAAACAAATACACGAAGCCGCTGGACTATGTGAAGCTCATACATTTAAATATGCGATAGATGAAGTTACCACCGAACACAGTCCATACAAGGGAATAGATGGGTGGAGTTTTGGACCCAATTGGTATGAAAGCTATAGCATGCACAAGTGGATGGAAAAGCATGATCTAGAAGATGCTATTCCTTTTCTTTATTCAAAAGGACTCAATACCAAAAAAAATCAAATATATATCGACAATATAATATGTATGTTGGAAAAGAAAAGAAGATTCTATAGTAATGTAAAATTTTATGTTGTCAGAAATATATTTCCTTGGTGGAAGGCTGATGACAGAAGCAGTTACGAAAAATATTTAAGTAATCCAAGTTTTCTTGATACAGGACCGGTCGAACATTTTGTTGAGGAAGGGGTACATTCAAGTCACTTAACAGAAGAAGCAAGCAAATCTTGGTCGGATGAACTGTTAGAAATAATTAAGAATGATAAGTGGAGTAGATGAGTGCCAACAAATAATGCTATACCATTGCAATATAAAAGTAAAGAACTCAATGAGCTGTTCATTCGTGGCAAAACTCCAGGTGGAGACAACTCGCCTAATAAAACCTTCATTGATGATTTTACTCAGTGGATCATAGATAGTGAACGAAATGAAATATCTGGGTTAGATAAGTTTAAACATGCGACATTTGTTCACGGAACAGTTCAAGCGTTTGATCACTTTTATCTGAGACATAGAGATAAACACTTTAAAGTCCTTCCAGGAGAATTTGCTTATCACAAAGCAGCCTTAAAACATAATGGATTTAAAATAAGTACTGCTATACAACCACTGGATATTGGTGATGCTGTTATATTAAGTTGTCCATCTAGTCTTAGTGGCAGCCACGGAAGCTATAATTGGGTTCTACCAGAGTGTGAAGAAAAGGGAATACCTGTTTTAGTTGATATGGCCTGGCTGCCTGTAGCTAAAAACATGAATATAAATTTAAAATATGAGTGCATCGATACAGTTTGTTGTAGTATAAGTAAAGCGTTTCCAGGAGCTCCTAATTTAAGAGTTGGCGTAAGATGGCAGAGAGAGTATCATGATGACGGCATTGATCTTGCAAATGAGCAGCAGATGCTTCCATGGATAAACATCAATATAGCAAACAGATTAATCAACAGATGGAAATTAGACGACAACTGGAATAGGTTTGAAGGCTTATATAACGACGTTATATTAAAGTACAGACTCACAAAAACAAACTCAATTATAATTGGTCTAGGGGATGATAACTGGAGAGACTATCATCGAAGCTCGAACATTAATAGAGTATGTATATCTAATGAACTTGGACAAATGATAAATGACAGTAATGCGCCAAAATTTACAGCTTTTGTTGGCTAAGAAATGACAATAATATCATCACATAACGATTGGGACCAACTAAAAGAAGTTGTTGTGGGGATAGCAACACATGCTCGAGTTCCTACAGTTGACAAAAGTACACACAGCTTCTGTTTTGCAGATCAATCCTACCATGACATTAAACCATTAGAAGGTAGCCATGCAGATGTTGTAATTGGTGAGGCTAATGAAGACCTAGACAACTTAACAAATACGTTAGTGGGATTGGGTGTTCATGTTTTAAGACCAGATACAATTGACAACTCTAAGAAGTTTAGTACACCAGATTGGGAGACGACAGGATGGTATCAATATTGTCCGCGAGACTTGCTGCTCCCATTAGATAATATGGTTATAGAATGTCCAAGTCCTATGAGATCAAGATTATTTGAAACGTGGTCTATGAGAGAAAGACTGATGGATGCTATGATGTCTGGAACACAGTGGATCGCAGCTCCCAAACCAAGGCTGCTAGACAGTGGTTACCAACTAAACAACTTAGATGATCCTACATTACTTAATGGAGAAGTTGTATTTGATGCCCCAAACATAGTAAGATTGGGAAGAGATCTTCTGTATCAAGTTAGTAATAGCGGAAACATGCATGGATATTTTTGGCTAAGAACTATACTAGAACCGAAATATAGAATACATTTATGCCCGAAATTTTATTCGTATTCACACTTCGATTCAACCGTAATACCATTAAAACCAGGTCTTGTTCTGTTTAATGGAGACAGATTGAACCCAGATCACTATCCACGTATCTTTAAGGATTGGGATAAGATTTTCTTTCCTGGTAAAGATGTAGTAGATGTGGGAAGCAATCTACAAAACGGTATTAGTCCTTGCTCCAAATACATAGGCTTAAATTTACTAAGTGTGAATGAGGAGCTTGTTATCGTGGATGAAAATCAAGAAGAGTTAAGAAGTATTTTAGATCAACATGGAGTAGAGTCGATTGGTTTACCAATGAGACAAGCGAGAACCTTGTCTGGAGGATTCCATTGTGTTACATTAGATTTAAAACGTAAAGGAGATCTACAAAGCTACTTTAATGTTGACTAAATAATAGATATGAAGTATGATATAAAAATGATATCTTTTGAAGGAGTATAGATATGAGTGACGTTGTTAATAATGATACTGACATGGACCACATTGACAAGAGGGTATTGCAGCTAGCTGCTTTGGTAGATGCAACGATTCGTTTTCATTGTGCTAATTTGCAAGAGACTGCATTCGCCGACAGTGATGGAACTGGTCATGTTTTTGATGAAATGGATGCCAACTATATTGTTACTTGGCTGCGAAAAGAGAAAGATCCACTACTCGTTACGATCTTGGCGACCTTAACCGGTGACCGAGATCCAACCACTGAAGAAGCATAGAATATTAAATGGGTACAGATGCTAAAAATATTAACGAAGAGGTTATCGATGCCTTATATGAAGCATCTCATTTGTATATGGGACAGTCTTATACAAACGATGATTTATATACGACTGCTAGTCGGCTATGTAATGTTCCATATTCTATGGTCAAGTGGGTTGGGGAAAAGCAAGTTGGGGACAGGCATCCGGACGATCATTATAAATCGCCGCGTCCGAAATATCAAGAAAGATGATCCATTTATATATGAGCCATAGGGGAGAACAAATGTGCAAGTCCTTGGATATAGTGAAGGTTTCCATGACGCTGCGGTAGCGGTAGTTGATGGAGCTGATATATTGTTTGCGGCACATAGCGAACGATATAGTAAGGTTAAGGGTGACAAGACAATATCTCCCCTCCTTAAACAGTACATCGATAACAATTACAATATAGAATGTAATTCATTTTATGAGAAGCCGTGGCTCAAGCGGCTTAGACAATTTCGAGCGGGCCAGTTAAATTGGAGGCTACCTCGGGAATTAGCATGGAAGCCATCTGTTACTCATTATCATCATTTAAGCCATTTAGCTAGTGCATTTCAAACGTCGCCGTTTGATGATGCAGTGGGTATTGTCGTTGATGCTATTGGTGAGTTTGACACAGTTTCTATATGGAAGTGTAAGTATGTTAATGGCAAGGCTACCTATAAACGCATATGGAGTAGAAAGTATCCCTTTAGTTTAGGGTTGTTCTATTCTGCTATGACTCAACGTGTTGGCTTGAAGCCCATGGAAGAAGAATATATCTTAATGGGAATGGCCGCATATGGTAAGTCTCATCTGTACAAGAAAGAAATGACAGCACAGCTTAATGAGAATAACCACAAGGGTGCTAAAGAATTCTTACTAGGTGCTACAGATGAAGATATAGCAGCTAGTGCTCAATTGGTTATAAACAGAGCTATACATCAATTGGTGCACCACGCTATTAAAATAAATTCTAATATTGTAGTTGCTGGTGGTGTATCCTTGAATTGTGTAGCAATGCACTATGCTTGTAGACATCAACTCAAAGCTAATGTTTGGATAGCTCCGAATCCCGGTGATGCAGGAGCAGCACTAGGAGCAGCTGCATTGGTTGAAGGGAAAAGGTTGAATTGGACCAATTCATTTCTTGGATATGAGTTGCCTGAAATTGATCCTAAACCAGTTGCTGAGCACTTGAACGCCCACGGTATTGCGGGAGTGGCAGCAGGCAAAGCAGAGTTTGGCGCTAGAGCACTAGGCAATCGTTCACTATTAGCTGATCCAAGAACAGCTAAGATGAAGAAACAAGTAAACACTATTAAAAAGAGACAAAAGTTTAGACCCTTTGCACCAGTTGTTTTAGAAGAGCATGCAGAAGAATATTTCGAAATACCTCGATATAATCGTTGTGAATACATGCAATTTGCTGTACGGTGTAAGGAGCCAAAGAAGATACCGGCCGTTGTTCATAAAGATGGAACTTCAAGAGTACAAGTAGTTGGCAAGAATTCGAACAACAAGCAAATGTTTGAAATTCTACAGCACTGGTATAAACTAACAGGCTGTCCTGTTTTACTAAACACAAGTCTCAATATAAAAGGCCAACCTATGATTAATGACTTAGAAGATGTTAAAATGTTTGAACAGAAACATGCGATAAAAGTTTTCTACGATGGCTAAAAACTTCTGTGTGTTGCCTTGGACACACATGGCTACATGGACGGATGGTAGAGCATTGTTGTGTTGTGTGGCTAAACCATCAGAACATAATCTAAATTATCCTGATTGCGACATTCCACAGATATGGAACAGTGGATATTTCCGATCTGCTAGACAGGCCTTGTTGAAAGGAGAGCAACACCCTGCCTGTGAATACTGTTGGAAAGAAGAAGCAGCTGGAATAAGAAGTCATAGACAAAACGAGAATCGGATTTGGTTAAGAGAGCTTGGTAGAGAGCACATAGCGAATCTTATATCGAAGACGGATGAGAATGGTTATCTGTCAGAAGACTTGATCACATTTGATTTTAGATTAGGCAATACGTGTAATCTTCAATGTGTAATGTGTCGTCCTAGAGATAGTTCTAAATGGTTTAACGACGCTAAACAGCTAAGAGATATGCTTGTCACTGATGCAAAGTACGATTGGCGAGAAAAAGCAAATATGAACCACAGGTTGTTCGAATGGTATAAGAGGGACAAACTGTGGGATACTTTCGAACAATACTTTCCTAATATTAGACATTTAATATTTGCCGGCGGTGAACCAATGTTGATTAGGGAACAGTTCAGGCTAATATATAAATTAGTCAAACAAGGGTATAGTAAAAATATTGAATTGAGATATCATACAAATGGTACCATACTCACAGATGAGATTATTGAGCTGTGGAAGGAATTTAAAAAAGTTGAGTTAATGGTCAGTATAGATGCGTTTGGAAAGCAGAATGATTATGTAAGATATGGAGGTGATTGGGACATGATAGAGGAACATCTACGGGTCCTTGATGATACTCCAGACAATATTGAACCAAGAATACTGGCCACGGTCCATGCAATGAATGTATATTACATACCATATATGGCAGATCAATTGTTGAAATTAAACTTTAAAAAGGTTAGTCGCATATACAATTATTTGTTTCATGTGGGAACGACACAGTATCCAACTTATATGTGTACTAAAGTTCTTCCGCAAGACATAAAGGATAAAGTGAAAAAAGAATGGGACTCGTATGATCACCTGCGAGATAATGAACAATGGAAAAGAATGCAAACTCAACTCGAGTTTATGATGAGTGAGGACCATAGTCATCTATTTGATCAACTACTAGAATACAAAGATGCATTAGATACCCTACATGGAACAGACTATGGTAAAGTATTTCCTGTGTTTAATGATATATTAGAGTCACACCGATGAACGATTCCTTTTGTAGTATACCGTTTGTTAGTATGATGTTGAATACTGACTCCTCTTATAGGTTCTGTTGTATTGCTCGTGGTAAAACTTCAGCAATGCGTGGAGAAGATAATGAGTATCTTAGAATAGGATCTAATACTATAGAGGACGCTTGGAACTCTGATACTATAAAAGATATTCGTAAAAGCATGATTGAGGGAAGAAAGATCCCTGCTTGTGAAAATTGTTACCTACAAGAAGAAATTGGGAAAAAGAGTTACAGGCAAATGAAGACGGACGAGTGGCAGCGCCGTCTTGGTAAGAACCTTGATGAGAGAATACAATATGCAAAAGACAACAACTATCACATAAACCAACCTCCAGCAGATTTAGATCTCCGATTAGGTAATCTATGTAATCTTAAATGTAGGATGTGTAATCCTATGAATAGCAGCCAGATGGCAAAAGAACATTTTGAGGTAAGTCAAAACAAACAATTCTATCGTGCCTATAAGGATGAGTTTGGAGATAGCCCGAATAAAGAAAAGCTGGCAGATATAATGTCGAGTTTTGAGGGCAACTTTATGTGGGATGATATTATAGGCAACATTCCACACATTAAAAAAGTGTATATGACTGGTGGTGAACCAACACTAATTAAAAACAACTATCGTTTTATGGAAGAATGTATTGCATCTGGGTACGCTAAGGACATAGAGTTGTTCTTTAACATCAACTGTACAAATGTTACTGATAGATTTATTGACATGACAAAGCATTTTGGAACGGTGAGAATAAATGCTTCGATAGATGGTTTTGAAGGAGTTAACAATTACATCCGTCATCCAAGTAAATGGTTTACTATCCATGTCAATTTCTGTAGATTGATTGCAGAAGAACATATTATTCTTAATGTTACTCCTGTTGTGCAAATATATAATGTATACAATTTGATACACATTCTTGATTATATTAAGTTCACGGCCGATGAAGACATTGGTAATAAAAAGAATATTGGCGTTGACTTTCTATTTAATACCCATCCCAAGTTTCTTGATGTTAATATATTACCTGATGAGATAAGAGAAGTTGCTTTGGAGAAGCTGTACTGGTTTGGAGAACAGAAGAAAGAGTGGATAGAAAAGAACTGGCTTACACAAAATAGTATGAATGGTGTTGTTGGTTTACTTAAAAAGGACCGTGACCCTAACTATGAACATCATATGAATAATTTCTATAGATATACTGATAGCTTGGACATGCATCGCAAAGAGAAATTTGAAGCAGTAATACCACATCTACCAAACGATCTTGCAAAATATCATCCTCGTCCAAGTACACGTACAGAGGTTAAATTAGATGACTGACAAGCCTGAACTGCTTAGAATATTTCAAAAACCAACGGATAAGCTAATCTATCATCAAGACCTAGCATTTACTATTGGTTGGATGTTGCACAATAGATGTACGTATAATTGTTCTTATTGTCCTCCTGCGAATAAAGCCGGTGACGACGCTTGGCTAAAGATGGACAATATAATGGAGTTTGTTGATATTGCCAACAAGAAGATCAGAGAATCAAATCCAGAAAAAAGAATTCGTTGTGTATTTTCTGGAGGAGAGCCTACCGTATGGAAAGGGTTTGGTGAACTAATAAGAACATTGTCTGGTGAATATGGTTGGGGATTATCTTTAAGCACTAATGGCAGTAGAAGCTATAAGTGGTGGAAAGAGAATAGAAAGCACTTTATACATACAGTATTTTCATATCATACAGAGTCTGTGAATGATGAAGAGTTTTTTGAAAAAGTCAATATGGTTAGTGAAACAACAGCATGTGCTGTAAGTATTATGATGAATACTAATCCGGAATACTTTTGGAGGGCGATTGAGTTTGGTGAGAGATTAGCAAAAGAGAACAGAACAATCTATATATCATACCATCCAATCCAATTAAATTTTGGTATGCAAGATATTAATGTTCAACCGTACAACGAAGAGTTGGCTCCTGTCGCTAAAAAATATGGATCTAATCCCAGACGAGGGTTCTTTAAAAAAGGAACCTATGTGTTAGATGTTAATAAATATTACGGTGAATGGTCTGATTATGAAGAGAGAGAAGTTTATGGAATTGATATTGTGTCAACGGATGAAGTTAATTTTGAAGGTTGGAAATGCTGGGCTGGATTAGAGTCAATATTCATTGATGAAAAAGGCCAAGTGTGTGTAGGAACATGCAGAAATCCATATCCAGGAGCTCCTCATACTAATTATTATGATGATAAGAAGCACCGTGAGTCGTCTTTGGGCAGCATTCTTGATCCTAAAAATATAGTGTGGCCAGCCCACCCAGTTGTGTGTGAGAGAAAACATTGTGGGTGTGTCACAGATATACACAATTCGAAGGTAAAGTATTATGATAAAGATTCTATTATACCCATACACACGTATTAAATTGTGGCTTAAATACCGCAAAATAAAGAAAGAAATGAAGAAGCGCGACCCATTCATTTATGAACCAGACTAGAAAATAGGAAAGAATATAATGGCTAAATCTAAAGGATATGTTTCCAAAGGCACTGTTGGTAAAAACAAGTCTATTTTGAAGGCGGTTAAACGAGACCGAACTGAGGGCGATAAGTTATTGAACTTAATGAGTGCGTGGAAGAATGATCAAAACCCCTGGTTGATTGTTCCTGGAACAACTAAGAAAGAATCACTTAAACGAGTACGAGCTAATGATTATTGGGGCAATCCCAAAGGAGCATACCACATGGGGAAAAGCGATGGAACAACAGAGACTGTATAGCATTTACACGAGAGACCTTTGTGGCTATTGTGATCTGGCGAAGGATGAAATGAAAAAAAGAGAATTGCCTTTTACAGAATACAATATTGAAAGCCATCCCACATTTAAAGAAGAATTGAAAAAACTGAACCCAAAAGCAAGAACGGTACCACAAATATTTGTCGGAGGTAGACTGATTGGCGGATATAGTGAATTTATGGAGTACTGTAATGATGCACTTGGTGCTGGTGTTGACACTATTTGAATTAAGGAGTTAAATAATGCCATTGACTATAACAGACAGCAAAACAGGTGCTGCTGATTTACTTGAAGCTAAAAAGCCGATCAGAGCTGTTGGCAAAGGCGGAGTCGAAACAAACGAAGTTGATAGAAACTCAATGGGTGGTACCGAACTTATGAAGTACGGACTACATGAGAGACTACCAGGCGAATTGCTTGATAACTTTCAAATTATTTGTTCGAGAGTTCGTGAGATTGATCCAAAAAGAATTCCTATTCTCTGGTGCCACGACCTAGCAGGTGACACTGAAGTGGCACACCTTAAAAATGTTAGTGCAGAAGATACAAAGTTTGCTAAGTTGGTGTTTGTAAGCCACTGGCAACTACAGCAATATCGTGATTATCTTGGTGTCCCATATAGCAAGTGTGCAGTTTTACAAAATGCAATCACACCAATTCCCGATCATGAAAAACCTGACGACGTAATTAACCTGTGTTATTTTACAACGCCTCATAGAGGACTTGAAATATTGGTTCCTGTGTTTAAGCATCTGCATGAAAATAACTTCAAGGAAATCTCGAAGCCAGTTCATCTACATATTCATTCAAGCTATGAAGTTTATGGATGGAAGCAAAGGGACGATCAGTTTAAGGAACTATTCGATCAATGCTTAGAGCTTCCGAATGTTCATTATTATGGATATACTAAGCACGATGATCTTTTAAAGGAAATAGAAAAGTATCACATCTTGGCTTTCCCGAGCGTCTGGCCTGAGACGTCGTGCTTACAACTATTAGAAGCGATGTCTGCTAAGATGCTATGCGTTCATAGCTCGCTTGCAGGGCTACCAGAAACAGCTGCTAATTGGACACTAATGTATCCAATGGATGAGGACATGAATAGGCACGCCAATGTGTTTGCAGATATGCTGTTTAGTGGTGTTAGAGCCATTGATACTGGTTATATTAATGATCGTTTAGAAATGCAAAAACGATATATTGATGGATTCTATAATTGGGATGTAAGAGCAATGCAATGGAATCAAATGTTAACATCCATTTTAGAACAAGGATTTGAACACAAATAATCGAATGGCCGAATGGACATATAAAATATTAGGGGAAGTTGATTCTGAAAAACTCACCAAAGAATGGTTGGAGTTTTGGAAGCCTAAACTTACCTTTCATGATCACGGAACGGGTCCATATAAGTACGTGGATGGTGTTCCATGCTACATGAGATATCATGGCGCTAAAACCGAAGAAGAAGCTAATGTAATTTTAGAACTAACTCGGCTAGGTCAAGGACTAATAGAAGACTATGCTCCTGAAGGATCAAAAGCTGTTGTTGGTGAGGCTGTTGATTATAGAGATTATAATCACGATACGTATTTGGATCATATTTTACGTGAACATAGAATAGGTCGATGGCCATCTATTATAACCGTAAAGCCACGCTCATGTTATGGGTTCCACATCGATCATGTAAATCCTATTCACATTCCATTAGAAACTAATGATGGTTGCTTGTACATAGAAAAAGGGGACCCATTTAGGGCAGTTAAATTAGATGTTGGTTATGTGTACGAAGTAAATGCTAAACAGAGTATGCACACATTTGTCAATGCAGGAAGCACTGAACGATTTCATCTTCTTGGATCAATTCTTTCTTGAAAGATTAAATGGATAACCTTCCTTTACTTGGTGTGCTGCAACAACTTGCCACTGGCCTTCATCATCAGGAGCACCAGGATACGTTTGATATAAACCATCTAACATTTTAAAATTCGTACCACATTCTTTATTAAGATTGTCAGCAATATACTTAATAAGAAATCGCCGGCGAGACAATTCCTTACTAAAAATAATGTGACTAGGATCTAAGTTTTCCGTAATATAATTCATTTGATCTTTGAAAAATATTACGGAAAAGTTATGTCCGTATCCTGTCTCTACATCATCTCTAATCGCACGGCGATATCCTCCCCAACCAGCATGTTGTCTGTACTTGGGTGATATAAAATATCGACTAAAAACTCTTACTATATTTTCTGGAAAATTATGAGTTTGCACAGCAGAGAATGCTATGATATCTTCATTGTCTTTGTTAGTTATTACTGTCCAATGAGGCCACTTATCAAGATTGTCATCTAATTCATCAAACCAAGTAGAGCCCCTACCTTGATAGGAGCTCTTCATGGTCTTTATAAATTTACCTAATTGATATTTGCTTTTTGATTTTCCCTGGGCTGATCCCACTTGGATCGGCAGGTGGAGGAGTTGGTTTTCCTTTGCCATTTCGAAGAACCTTTTCAAAGTTTTCAAAATTAAAAAATCTAATGTTCTGACCAAATGTACTCATACACGACATTCCATTTTGAAATATTTCTATAATCGACATAGTTCCTGCTTCTTTGCTCATGAGAACCATGATAGTGAGTTCTCCAAAGGTTGAATCCATCTTAGCAGATATGAATGGTATCTCTTCGTGTTCTTCATAAAGATTATCGAGCCCTGTCGCCGCATCGATGCAGACAACCTTTTTCGGCATGGTATATGCTGTAGTTGAAATCGGTGGGCCACCATTATTGGGAGGGTCATCTGGAGATATTTTCTGAGCTAATCCTGCAACCGGTATCATTGTAAAGAATAACAAAATAGCTAATATTAGCCTGGTAGACATTTGTGCTGTTCCTCGTATTGATCTCTATATTTGATAAACTCCATGATATGATCATCTCTTCGTTCTACAAACAATTGAGGCTCATCCTGTTCAACAGCAATTATGGTCACTAATTGTCCAATAGGAATACTTGTTCTTTCTTCATACATGACGGCATATGCGGACTCCTGCATGAAGTAGTTATTAATCCAGCTTCGTTGCTTCCGCTTATTTGCCGTCTTGAAGTCAATGATTGATGCTTTGCCATCAAATACACCAACACAATCTACTCTTCCAGCTGTCCTAAGATAGTCGGAATACAAACATCCTTCAACAGAATAAACCTCTCCCAAGTATGTATCTAAGATTGGTTTAATTTGTTTGAACAAGAAGTGATCTGATGGAGTGATTTTTGAGAAATCTATGTCTGTATTATTGACATAGTCCTCGCATAGTTTGTGTACTCTAGTGCCTCTTCTGCCGGCCTTATTGGCAATTTTATTAGCCTCTTTTTCACCAACGCGCCTTCGCCATTCGGCGATTCCTTTAGCGCTAACCTGTGATGTGATTGTTGTTACAGAGGGGTATCTAATACCACTTGGTGTGATATAATGTCTCTTACCATTCTTTGTTTCAACATTAAGCTCCACTAGTTCATTAACAGCGTGTTTAAACATTACAATTTCATCCATAAATATTGCTCATTACTAATATTTATGGTAGCAATATTGCATAGTTAATGTATACATATACGTTATACGTAGAGTGTTAAGGTATACATATACTTTTAAATAACACTATACGTCAATGCTTCCCTTTGGATGGTTCTTTTTCATTTCGCGCATAACGTCCTTCCATCCTTGATCAGTGCCATGTCCTCCGGCACCACCCGACATATCTCTGCCACTAATTATACTAGGAGCATATATCGTTTGTGTATGGGTTGGATGGTTTTCTCTATACTCGTCTAACTCCGACATTGACATTACAATATCGTAGTATTCACCTTCATCGTTTTGGAAAGTATATGTTGGCATTTTCATTATCTTCTTCGTCTATGTAAGCTCTCACGTCTTTGATTTTCAAAGCTCGATCTAGTCTTCGTTGTTTTTTACGATCGACTCTTTGTTTTTTTTCATCGAAATCTTCACCTTCATCATCATATTGATACCAGTTCTTCTTTCTCGACATCGTTCTCCCTTTCCTTATACTCCTAAATCAGGGAATGCTTGCTTAGCCACTTCCTTGCTAACACCTTTAATTTCGCGACCTTTCATTTGTATTAGAAGCTCCGCATCAATTGGAGATACCATTTCCAAAATACGAATAAAAAGAACCTCTCGACGATCGTGTCTAGCATCTGGTTCCAGAGGCTTTCCATCTACGTTGATAAAGTACCTAAAATTCTTAATTTCGCTAATGAATTGTCCTTCAACATCAAGATCCTCCTCCAGTGGTCTGTAGGGAGGTGCACCAGGCGGCAAGAGCCACGTAATTCTTGGACTGTATGTTAATTGAAGAACGTCTTTAAGGTGTGGTAGAAGATCCTGCTCTACACCTTGCAGGACCTGAACTTTTTGTGTGACGTTTTTTGTCTTGCGACAGGCTTCCATCACTTCGCCCATGCCTTGATTAATAGCCATTTTAAAACTCGCCTATGTTTTCCATTAAATTTTTAAGTTTATATTTTACAAAATAGTTAAACAATTTGTCCCGACCAGGAGCTGGTTGGTTGAAGATATCTAACACTGAGTTTTGGATATTATCAGGGATATATTCAAGATCGATTAACATTCTGTTGCGAATCCAACCTTCTTTTTCATTATCGGAGAGACTGGTCTCTATTTGATCGGCACTGCCTTTCAACCGCTCAAGGTATTTAGCTCGTAGTGGCTTTTGCCTTTTGCCCTTAACAAAACAATCATCAGGTGAGATAAAGTTAGGTACTCCGTCACCACGATCACCTTTGGCAATATGTTCAACCAAGAATCGCGATGGAGAGCTGTGTCTGATCCATTTCTTTCGAGTTGGATCATATTGCTTAACATTGGGAAATCTGTGTAACTGTATGAAGTCTTTGTCACCAGATAAAATTAAGACGTCTTCGCCCTTGAGCTGCCCTAGGTTGGCATCAAACTTCGCTTGGAAGTGCATTGGGTTGACAACAGCATGGGTTAACGTACCAATGATATCATCTGCCTCTGCGGATTCAATACGAATGACCTTATAAGGCAAGTATTCCTTGACTTCATCTCTCACCTTATTAAGTGTATTGAAGATTAACGACCAATCCAGATCAGACTGGTCTCTGTATTTCTTACGAGCGGCCTTGTAGTATTGGAATCGTTGCTTTCTCCAATAGTTCTTGTCGTCGCAACATATGACCATCTGGCCATAGTCCTTGCGAAATTTTTTGTTGAGAGATCGTAATTTGTTTAAAATCATGTGCCTAAGAAGATCCTCTTCCAAGGCCACATTGGTATGATTGCCCAACTGGGCCATTAAATTTGCAATCATCACCTGGTTCATATCGACCAATATCAAAATATAACTCCTAACACTACATCGTGTAGTTACTCTTCATCTTCATCATCTTCAAATGCAATTCCGCTCTCTTCTTCTGAGATCACCTCTTTAGCAAAACTCTGCAGAGGATGATCAACATTTATAGATTTATACATTGCGGACTTGATCGCTTCGCTAATGAGAATCAGATCAGGTCTAATTTCTTTGTTTGAATTGATATCACATCCGTGCTTTTCCATGTTGCGGAAAACCTCAAAAGCAAACTCAACAGCAGCTTCTGTCACAAATTTGTTTCGAATTTCGGATATGTGCTCCTCGAACTCGTTCTCGGATTGAGGGAGTCGAGGCTGTTTTAATCCCGGAAATGCTACTACGTTACTACTCATTAAAGCGTTAGTCTCCATAGGATATCAATTGTAACTTGTCTATTATTTATGCTTTTCTTGAACGCTTCTTTTTCTTCGTAGGTTTGATGTTGTTATCATCATTGTACATCTCTTGTGTGTACGTACCGATGTCCGGATAGTACACTCCAACAGTTCGCTTAGGTGTACCATCATCATGATATGCCATCGAAACACATCGAAATTTCACCTTGAATTCTTGATTTTCACCATAATACAAGTCAAGATACACCCCACTACGTAGATATGATTCCAAGTTCTGAACATACGTATCGAGCTGGTTGTACATACCATGTGCTTTTTTGTCCGTTTTCGCCAGCTTGTGATAGCGAGCTCGCTCGGCTTTGTTCACATTAATCCACTGACGGACCTTCTTCAGAGATAACTGATGTTCATCCGGAAGATCGCGAACGGCAGGATCGATCGCAGAATATTTGGGAGGCTTCTTGTTTGCTCGCGCTTTGGCAAGCCTCTCTCTGCGCTCAGCCTTCTGTTCTTCTGTCAAAGGTGCGCGCGCTTTTCTGCGTTTTTTAATTACCGGTTTCATGCGATATTTTTCCTGTGTGTTTTCATCATTATGTTATTTTCGGGCCAAACGAGATGCCAGTCAACGGCGTTATTATATAGGGATTTTCTGCGATATATTAAACCGCAGAATTCTGCGAGGTTGGAACAAGGCTTCAAAGCTCCCTAGAGTGAGGTTAGGTAGCTTTGAAGCTACCTAGCACTGCAGAATTCTGCGAAAAACAAAATCGCAGTTTTCTGCGTAAAAAGAAAATGAAAAAAACTTCAGAAAAGTGTTCGAACCGCGTTGACCGGTATCCGGATAGAGGCGATTATATAATCATGATGAGAAACACAGCAAAGAAACAGCTAGATTTCACAAACACGATCAATGCGTGTTATGCCAATGCAGCTGCTCACAAATTGGGTAAGATTATTACCCGGGCAGACAAAAAAGGCTTATCCGGCATGATCGAGTTTGAGATCTCTGAGCCTCGACTGGAGGTCGCTAGCAAGGTGCAGCGCCTCGTAGTCGATATCGCAGTTTCCGGTATCGTGCCTAGCATCGATGGTTGGGAATTTGTCGGAAAACTGAC